AGATTTTGGGCGAGAAGAAAACTCTCCAACAGAAACTCGATGAAATGAGCCAGACTTGGGGCGACTATGATCCCGAAGCTGTCAAAAACATTATGTCGCGACTTGAAAACGACGAGGAAGCAAAACTCCTCGCAGAAGGCAAAACTGACGAAGTTATCGCTCGTCGCACAGAACGCTTGCAAGCGGACCATGCGAAACAGATCGAGAACTTGGAAACGAAACTTGCAGAAGCAATGGGCAACTACGATGGCGCTCAAAGCACTGTTAAGCAGCTCAAAGTTGAAGGCGGTCTCCGTCAAGCAGCTGTTGAATTAGGCCTCGTTCCGTCAGCCATTGAAGACGCGTTGTCGCGTGCAATGGGCGTCTTTAAGGTCGGAGATGATGGTTCACTTGTGCCTGAAAACTCAAGTGGTACTATTTATGGCAAAGATGGTAAGACTCCTATGAGCCCCGCTGAATGGCTCGAAACTATGAAAGAGACTGCACCACATTGGTTCCCAGCTCCTTCTGGTGGCGGTGCAGGCGGCGGGAACAATCGTGGCGGAAGTCACACAATTAGCCGCGCTGATGCGCGTGACGTTCAGAAATATCAAGCTGCTAAGAAAGCAGCTGCTGATGCTGGCGTAGCGTTGCAAATCGTAGCTTAATCTCGAACCGCCGCGCTGATGCGCGGTTCATTAAATCGCGCTTCGGCGCAAGGCAATCGAAAGGAAAATTACGATGCCAAATACTCTGGGTAACTACAATCCCGAGTTCTACGCTCAGGAGGCCCTGATCCAGCTCTACAAAGCGCTGGGAATGGCAGGCCGCGTTCACCGTGGTGCTGAGCAAGAACGAAATGGTTCAGGCAACCAAAAAGGTGACACGATCAACCTTAAACGCCCAACGAAATTCACCGCTCAAGAGCACGTCAAAGGTACGGGTTCAAGCGCGCAGGATGTTGTTGGCGAAAACGTTGCAATCAAACTGAACAACCACCAGGAAGTTAAGTACAAACTCACTGACCGTGAACTTGCTTATACGACCGAACAGATCATCACCGATCACATCACGCCTGCTGCTTACGCACTTGCAGACAAGATCGACCAAGACTTGCACGCGTTGGGTTCCAAAGTTGGTCCTAAAGCGCACATTTCTGGTTCGGCTTCAAGCGGCTTCATTACTGGTCCTCGTAAAGTTCTTCGGAACAACGAAGTTCCAATGGACGCTGGCATGATCCATTACCTTGTTGACTCCGGCATGGAAGCAGCATTCTTGGATCTTGGTATTTTCCACGAAGCACGTATCACAGGCGACGGTGCGAATAACGCTGCATTGATGAATGGCTCTTTGGGTCAACGATTTGGTGTTGAAGTGTTTGCATCGCAGAACGCTGACGTTGATATGAGCGCAATGAGTTCGACTGCTACTGCGTCTGACGCGTCAGGCGACAGTGTTGGTGCTGTTAACAACGCGAGTGGTTATGAAGCAAATGCGAACACAGTTGCTGTTGATGGTTTCACAGGTGTTGAAACTGTTCAAATTGGTGACACGTTCACAATTGCAGGCGACCCAACGGTTTACACGTTGACTGCTGACACTACGTTTGCAGCTGGCGCAGGCAACCTTGTGTTCTACCCTGACCTTCGTCGGAACACTGCAGACGACGCTGTTGTGACTTTCAATCAACTTGACGCAATTCAAGAAGCTGGTCACATCCGCAATCTTATGTTCCACAAAAATGCGTTTGCACTTGCATTTGCTCCTCTACCAATGACTGGTGACGGTCGTGGTGCGGAAATGGCAACTGTGACTGACGAGATCTCCGGTCTGTCTGTTCGTGCTCGTATGTACTATGACGGTGATACTGCTTCGAATTTCGTTGCACTTGATGCTCTTTATGGTACTCAGGTTCTTGACCCAATGCTCGGCGCGCAAGTGCTTCGTGCATCAACGGTCTATCCTGCGTAAGAAACAGCTTAGGCGGGGCTTTTAGTCCCGCCTATTTGCGTGTAACATTACCCGACATGAAAGGACAATGAAATGGCAAAAGACATGACCACTTATCCTGTCTCAAAAGGCAAGGATGGAAAATTCTTCGGTTATGCTGATGCGACTCAAATTGCGAAAAGCAAAGGCAAACTTAAACTGTTTGACCCAAGTGCAGCTGAGCGCGTGAAGATCGAAAAAGAAGTTGCTGCAGTTGAGGCGAAGGAAGCCGACACAGCAAGCAAAAAAGAAGAAGCAAAACAAGCTGGCGGTGCTGACGCATCAGCAGTGAAGAAAGGCCCCGCGTCTAAATAAGCACGCGCTGGTACTAATACCAGGCGTGTCTTAACGGGCACGCCTTTTTATTCCTGGAGGTAACATGGACGATCAAACTCAAATCAGCTTGACAAGGGCAGAACTAAAGTCGCTGCTTGAGGAGGCCGTCCAAGACGCTTTCACAAAAATGGGTATGGACGTTACCGACCCAATCGAAATGCAAAGAGATTTTCAACACTTGCGTGAGTGGCGAGTAGCTGCGGCAGCGGTTCGAAAAAAAGGACTTCTAACACTCGTCGGTATAATCGTCGCAGGATCAGCAGCTGCTTTCTGGTTAGGCTTCAAAGCGATGATGGTACCACCATCTTAATTATTGCTTGGATGCGTGACGGTCTTGAACTTAGTTATACGAACAAGATCAAAAGGATAACGTATGCCAAAAACAATAACAGTTACGCCTCAACAAACTTATGATGCGCTAGTCGACAATCGTGGTAACATGCGCGCAACTGCTCGTGACCTTGGCATATCTCGTGGTGCAGTAAAGTACCGACTTGATCGCGCTGCTCGTGAACTCGGACTTACTTTTGACAAACCAACGTCAGGCGGCGTAATTGCGCAGACAGCTGCGGTGAAGCGTCCTTTGCCTACCAAAGGCAAGTTGAAGAGTTACATCATTACAGCTGCACAAAACAACACTGACGTTCACACAGAGTTTTTCGTGAACCTTGTTGCATATGCAGAAGCTCTCGACGCAGAGCTTATGGTTGGTACATACTCCTACAATCGCGCGTCGTACTCTCAAAAATCAACGAAACGAAATCTTGGGCCCACCGAAGACGACAGGCAAGGCGATTGGTATGACCCAATCCTTACTCCTTACTTCTGTGACGAGACAGTTGAACTTGCACCGATGCTTGAATGGCGCGGTGAATTGAACATTCAGCCAACAGCAAAACGTCCTTTGACGGGGCTTGAAACTTATACACAGCGAAAATCCGGTATATTTCCTCACGCAAAAATTCAGCTCACTTCCGTCGCAGGAACAAAAGCCGACGGCGCAAAAATGAATTACACGACGGGCACAGCAACTATGCTGAACTACGTCAAGAAAAAAGCAGGGCTTGAAGCTGAATTTCATCATGCCTATGGCGCGTTGATCATCGAAGTTGACCATCTTGGCGACTGGTTCGTCAGGCAGTTACACGCTGACACTGATGGTAGTTTCTACGATATTCCCGACCTTGGTCAAAAAGGCGCTATCATTGTAAAAGATGGCGAAGTTAAGACAAATGGTGTTCCTGTTGAAGCGATCAACTGGGGCGATATTCACACAGAAGTTATTGACCCTGAATGTAAGGCCCTTGCTTTTGACAAAGGTGGAATGCTTGATTCTTTGAAACCAAAGCACCAACTTGCACACGACATTATTGACTTCGCAGTCAATAAAGGTCACCATGATCGTCACAACTCGCACATGCGCTTCCGCAAAAAAGTTCTTGGTCAGACAAACGTCCGTTCCGAGGTTGAAGGCGTCAAGAGTATGCTTGATTATATGCGCCGCGACTGGTGCTTGACTGTTGTTGCAGACGCAAATCACGATAGGCATCTCGAACGTTGGTTAAACGAGAATGATCATCGTCACGACGACACGAACGCAATCTTCATGCTTGAGTGTGAACTCGACTTCAGGCGCGCTATTGAGAAAGACCCAAAACGTAAATACTTATTCCTTCATGAAGCTTTGAAACGAATGGGCCTGCCAAACGATGACTTATTCCTTCATGCCGATGACCAGTTTGTCATCTGTCCTGATGAAGGTGGTGGGATCGAATGTTCACTTCATGGTGACATAGGACCTAACGGTTCACGCGGATCACCAATTGGTCTCAGTAAGATGGGTCGTCGTGCGAATACAGGTCACACGCACTCAGCTTGTATCTTAGACGGTCTCTACGTTGCGGGCACGTTATCATTGCTTGAACAAGAATGGAACGTTGGTCCCTCGTCATGGTCACATTCGCAAATTGTTACCTATCCAAACGGTAAACGCACCATTGTGACTTTTTATAATGGTAAGTGGCGTGGCAACACCTAATTCAATCAATAACTAAGTTATTTCTCAAGTCGTTTCATCGTTGATGCTTGGCATTAGATGCCATAGGATCGCAACGACGAAAGGACTTTGTTATGACGTTGACCGTAGGAACTGATGCTTATTTTACGCTTGATGGCGTGCGCGCATTTTGGGCAGCTCGCGGCGATACAGCATGGGCAGCGCTTTCAGATGCAGATGCAGAAGTTCACATTCGAAAAGCAACAGATTGGGTTGATCGAAACTTTGAATTTATTGGTGACAAAGCCACTGGAATACAAAGATTAAAATGGCCACGTCGTTATGCAGAAATAGAAGGTCATGCGGTTGACGAAACAACTATCCCTTGGCAAGTAGAAGAAGCGACAGCACACGTTGCAGAGCTTTATCGTGCGGGAACGTATGACCTAGAAGGCATCTTGACTGACGATGCCGCTGCAATCTCAATGCAGAAAGTTGACGTTATCACTGTTCAGTATGACACGTCAAAACGTCTTCAAGGCGCGGACATTCCTTCACACGTTTACGAGCTGTTAAGTTCAGTGACAAGAAACAATAGTGGAGGGCTTAAACGCGCATGACGTTTTACACTGGCCTACGCGATGATACTGCAGGACCTTTGATTGACCAGTTTGGTCAGTCAGGGACTTATCGCGTTCATGCAAGTGAGAGTTACGACAACGCGACAGGAAAAACGACAAAAGGAGCGCCAACTGACACAGCAGTAAAACTGCTTGAACTGAAAGGTGCCGGTCCTCGACAAGCTCAGGAGTGGAGCGAAGACGTTGCGAGTATGATGCGGACGGTTGTTTTGCTCTCAGCGAAGGAATTTGCCGCTGAAGGCGTGACACCTGAAGTTGATGAAGTGTTAATTTATGCGGGAAAAGAAAATAGGATTTTAGGAATTAAAGCTGTTGCTCCTGGCGGTGTCGCGGTGATTTACAAAATGGCGGTGCAATATGCCTAAAGGTTTATCTCCTCGACAATTCGCTCTTGATTTGAAAAAGTTTGGTAAGGTCACTCGTGATCAAGCAAGATTGATTTTTCAAAAAATTGTTCTTGACCTCGACACACGAATTGTTCTTGGGACTCCTGTTGACGAAGGTGTTGCTAGAGGTAACTGGTACCCATCTGTCAGTCAACCGTCTAACAACGTGTCACTAGGAACAGCTGACAAGTCTGGTAACAAGTCAATCAGCGCGGCTGCAAGTGTGGCAGGAAGCTTGAAATTAGGAGACGTTGCTTGGTTCACAAACAACCTACCTTACATTTTGCCTCTTGAAAATGGTCATTCTGGTCAAGCACCTGAAGGCATGGTGGATATAAATTTAAACGCAGTTGCTGCTCAGTACGGTGGTAAAATAACACGATGACTTATGCTGCTGCAAACGCTGCAATTCGATTGCGATTTGAAAATGAGTGGGATGACGCTACTCCTGTTCAAATGCCAAATGTAAAGTTTAACACACCTGATACTGAGTGGGTGCGTTTAAACGTTGCACAAGCGTCTTCGAGATGGGCATCATTTGGTGACCCGGATAACAACACCGAGAGAAATCTCGGACAAGTCATGGTTCAAATCTTCACGCCTTCGGGCGAAGGAGAAGGCCGTGGTTTAGAGCTTGCTGATCAAGTAAGAAGCATTTTTCGCTCGTGGCGAGATCCTGCTTCGGGTGTGCGGTTTCTGGTACCGCCGTATGCTCGGGTGATTGGCGTAGATAAGAAATGGTATCAAATAAACGTTGTCGCGCCATTCCAGTTCGACGACTTCACCTAACGGGAAAGGAGAATCCCAATGCCTGATTTTGGCACTTCCAATCGGGTGGCACTCCGTCAGGTCGCTGAGTCGACTTGGGGTGACACTCCCGCGACTCCGACATTTGATGCAATTCGCTTCACATCGGAATCACTGAACTACAACGCAGATTTCATCACGTCAGAAGAAATTCGCGCTGATCGAATGACACCAGACACTATCCAGGTTTCCAGCCAAGGCGCAGGAGACATCAATGGTGAATGGTCTTATGCAACTTACGACGCTTTCATTGAAGGCGCGATGTACTCAACGTGGGCTGAAACCGGAACAGCACAAGGTCCTGACACAACGATTGCTATCGTAAAATCAGGCGGCTCGCCCAACACTTGGACACTGACAGATTCTGGTAGTGGTTTGGCATCAAACTCGTGGGTTGTTGGTCAGTTTGTAAAAGTGACAGGCTTTTCTACTGCAGGTGATTTCTTTGCTGAGATCACGTCAATTGCTGCAGGAACGCTCGGTATTCAGCCGCTTACGGACGTTGCTTCGGAAGCTGCTGGCGACTCTGTTACCATCACGCCACTTGATTACATTCGTAATGGCACGACCAAGAATTCTTACACAATTCAAAAGTCGTTCAGTGATCTCGCAACTCCTGAATTGTGGAACTTTACTGGTTCACGAATTTCAACATGGAGTCTTGAGCTAGCTACTGGTTCGATTTTGACAACGACTTTTGGTGTCATGGCAAAAGACGGTCAAATGACTGAGACGCAGTTCGCAGGTGCGACGATCAACCCTGCAAACACGAACACCGTCTTGAATGCTGTTGACAACGTTGCTGCTATCGTGTTTGACGGCGATCCAGGTGGCTCGACGTTCTATTTCAACTCTTTGTCGATCAGCCTCGACAACGCATTGCGTGGTCAGGAAGCAGTTGGTACACTCGGGCTGATTGGTGTTGAAGCAGGTCGATTGTCTTTGACTGGCTCAATTGAACTTTACTTTGAGAACAGTTCACTATTTGATAAGTTCCGTGCCGCGACAGCATTCGGTTTGTCATTCTTGGCTCAAGACACATCTGGTAACGCGTATGTTGTGACGATTCCGCGTGCAAAGTACACTCAGATGGAAATCGTTGCAGGTGGTCTTGATCAAGACATCTTTGCGTCTGCGCAGTTCGAAGCGATCATCAACACTGCTGGTACTCACCAGTATCAGATCAGCCGTACTTAACGGTACCGAAGTGCGCACAGCGAGAGGGGTAGTCGGGTCTCCCCTCTCGCATCTTGTTCTTGTATTGTATAAATTAGAAAGATTGCTTATCTTGGGGTTGTCATGCTACCCGACCCTTAAGAAAGGATTTTTAATGACTGACCTGAAATTTGATATTAACGATTTTCGTCTCGATGACGAAGCCGTGGAAAACGGTGTGTGGGTTGACTTCGGCGGTAACGCTGCTTTTAAACTCGCGCCTTTCGACAATCCTTCATTTGAAGACGCTTTCCGTAAAGCCAACAAACCTTACCAAGATCTTGGCAAGAAGCCAACAACCGAAGAACAAGAAACGATCATGTGTCGCACAATGTCACAGTTCATCGTTCTTGATTGGCGTGGTGTTTTTGATGGCGACAAAGAATGGAAGTTCTCACCCGACAATGCTTTCCGTCTTTTGACTGAACTACCACGCATTCGCGCGCGCATCATTATCGAAGCGCAGAACCTCGAAAACTTCAAAGCGAAAGCTCGCGAGGAAACCGAGGGAAACTAAAAAGCTGCGTCGTTTGGGAAATGAGCTACGGCGACAGGATCGCCGTACTTCAAAAAATTGCTGAACGTTCTGGAAAACTTCCTAGCGCATTAGCAAACAGACCAGTACCTTCAACGCACGCAGCACCTTATTTCGCCGCTTTCAAAAGGTTACACTCTTCGCGTATGATGGGAGGTAACGGCACACCGTCTGGGATTGCTCTGTCAGAGATCGAGTCCTACGCACGCATGTTCAAGTTCGATAGTCTAGAGGACCGTTTAGATCTTGTCCACTATGTGAAAATCTGCGACGACGCCTGGTTAACTGAGGTGAACAAGCGGAGAGAACCAATTGCCAACGCAAGAAAGCACGCTCCGGGTAGGCGTCGATAGTAAACCAATGATTGACGGAGCCCGCAAAGGTGAGCGGGCTCTTGAAAAACTTGGTAAAAAAGGTGAAGACCTTGGCGCTACCTTTGACAAGATAAACAAACGAACAACCTTGTTGACGAATGTCTTCAGGGGTTTAGTTGCTGTTGGCGTTGGTAAATTTTTCTTAGACGCAACTCGTGCTGCGGGAACGTTTGAAACAAAGATGGCCGAAGTGTCAACTTTGGTAGACACAGCAGTGTTCGATTTGAACAGGCTTGAGGATGCAATCCTCAGTCAATCGCGTGCATTCGGTCAATCGCCTGTGCAACAAGCAGCGGCTGCTTATCAAATCATTTCAGCTGGTGCAGGAACAGCCACTGAAGCAATTAGTCTTCTTGACGCTTCAAACAGACTAGCAATTGGTGGTGTCACCGACGTGGCTACCGCTGCCGATGGTTTGACGTCTGTTCTGAACGCATACGGTATGGAGGCTTCAAACGCGTCAGACGTCAGCGACGTTTTGTTTGTTGGTATGCGTGCTGGTAAAACGACAATCGGAGAACTTGCAGGTTCACTTGGTAACGTCGCACCTTTGGCTGCGCAAGCGGGTGTCAGTTTCGACGAACTTGTTGCATCAATCGCAGCGTTGACAAAAGGTGGTATTGCAACAAGACAAGCGGTCACTGGTGTTCGTGCAATCTTGGCGGCTGTAACCAAACCGACACAAGAAGCCTCTGACATGGCTAAACGTCTTGGTATAGATTTCAATGCAGCAGCACTTCAATCAAAAGGATTTGCTGGATTCATGGATGAAGTTGTCAGAGCAACTGGCGGTTCATCTGATGCAATGGCACAACTGTTCGGCGGTGTTGAGGCTCTTGTCCCAGCACTTGCACTTGCAGGACAAGCTGGCGTTGACATGAACAAAATACTTGACGACATGAAAGAGCGCGGAGGAGCAACTCAAGAAGCGTTCGACAAAATGACGAACACGTTCGAGTTCCAAGGAAACCGTCTACGTCAAAGTTTGATTTCTGTGATGATCCAGCTCGGATCAGTCATAACCTCGGTACTAACTCCCGCGATAAAATTTCTTGCTGACAATTTCGACGCGCTAAGTCGCTTTGTTGTTATTGCTGCCGCGGGTTTCAGTGCGCTGTTGATCCCGTCGCTTTTCGCTATGATACCGGCTATTGCGTCAGTAACAGCAGGACTGCTTGCTATGGCAGCTGCTTGGCTTCTAACGCCGTTCGGTCAAATTGCAGCATTGATCATTGGTGTGTCAGCTGCACTCGCATATTTCGGTGACACTAACGTTGAAGTCGCTGGTCGTGTTGCAACTGTTTGGCAGGTTTTCCAAGCTGTGTTGTTGACTGCAGGTCAATATTTTAAACAATTGTTTGATATTGCGGTCGCTGTTTGGCAAGGCATCATAAATGGTTTAGGAGAACTTGCGGGTAAAGCCGGTGAGATTTTCACGCGTATTCTTGACTGGGCGGTTTCAACTTGGACAGGTGCTGAAACTACTGCAGGTGAATTTTTCACAAGCATAAAAAACAAGTTGACTGAATTTCTTTCGAATTGGGGAATCTCACTTGATACTGTGGTTGGTTGGATAAAGGCGGGTGTAAATACCTACATTGGTCTTTACGTTGGATTCCTAAGCGCAATCAAACCTATCATCACAGAAGGCATTCCTGCCTTGTTCCAACTTGCAATGGCGAAAGCCAAGAACCTTGCAATCACAGGTTTGCAGAACATCATTAACGTGTTTGTTCGCGGACTTGGTGGACTAGGAGACGCACTAGATTTGATTCCGGGTTTTGATGGGATTGGTGACTCAATTCGTCAGTCGTTAACTGTTGACTTCAGCGATTTGAAAGCTGACACAGCAGACCTGCAAGCTAATCTTGAAGAAGCGGGTTCACGTATTAGCAGCACGTTTGGTGAAGCTCTAGAACGCGATTATGTAGGAAGTTTCGGTGAAACGCTTTCTATGATCGGAACAAAGCTTTCAGATGATCTGGGTTCAAACTTGGACGGTGTTACGAAGAAGCTCGACACTACAGATCAGGTTCAAACTAAGTTAAACACAACACTTGACTCTGGTGCAGCAAAAATCACTGCGCTAGGCGACGCATCAAAAGAGTCTTCAGACAAACTTGACGAGCTAAAAAGAAAACAAGAGCAATATATTGAAGGGCTTGATTCTGAGTATGAGCGTATTCAAGCGAATAATGGGGGTGCTCGAGAACAAGTTCGTGCTTGGTATCAAGAACAGTTAATTACGTTAGACAAACTTGGTTTGAAATATGAAGACTTCTCATCTAGAATAGAAACTATTTTCGATGATAGAATGTCAAAAGCAAGAGAAAAAGATCTTGCTAACGCTGAGGATTGGGCTTCTGGAGTAAAAAGAGCATTAAACTCAATTGAAAAAGAATCAATGTCGGCAGCTGATATGGCTGAGTCAACGCTAACTGGAGCTTTTGATAAAGCCAGTGACGCGCTAGCTGATTTCGTCCTGACAGGTAAGTTCGACTTTAAAGAATTTGCACGATCAATCATCTCGGACATTGTTCGAATGATCGCAAAACAGTTAATTTTGAACGCGGTTCGTGATGCTTTTGGTGGTTTTGCAAATGGCGGACTTGTCGTTAATGGCGGTCAAATACCGGCATTTGCTGAAGGCGGTAGAATACACGGACCTGGTACAGGGACGTCGGACTCTATTCTTGTCAAAGTGTCAAATGGTGAGTATATAGTGAATGCGAAAGCAACTTCTGACTACTTGCCGTTGCTTCAGAGAATAAATGCGGGTCAAATGCCAGCATTTTCTGACGGGGGTATGGTCAGTAAAACGACAGACAACCGTGTTAATTCAGGGTTGAGTTTAAAAGACTACGACACATCGAAAAACATTATTGGTATCGGTTCAAAAACCGAAGTGAACATCTATAACTCAACAAGTGGTGAAGTTAGAACATCTGAAAGAACAGGTTCAGACGGCACTAAGATAATTGATGTTATTGTAGAGCGCGCAAAAGCTGAGATCTCAGAAGAAATTAGTAGAGGCGGAACTGATGTTAACAGATCAATTGAAGCGCGTTACGGCTTAAACTCAGCACAAGGAATTTAGTAATATGAACGAGTGGCCATCTTCTTTGAAATATTTAGCTGATCGGGGGTCCTACACAATGACTCCCGGTGATGCTAACTTGCGAAGTGAGTTTGAGGCAGGGCCAGCAAGGGTCAGACAGCGCTTCACGTCTGTTGTACCGACTTTTGCTTTTAGCATAACAATGACTGTTAACGAGTTCGAGATTTTCAAGTCATTTTACAACTTTACTTTGGGCAATGGTTCTGCTTGGTTTTTCGTTAATCTTTGGAGTGGGCAAATGTACTCAGAACATCAAGCTCGTTTTGTTGAGCATTGGAAAATGCAGGATTTTTCTTACAACCATGTCAGAGTGACTTTTTCTCTCGAAGCAAGGAATCTTCATGTACTTTCTGACGCAAGTTCGCGTCTTCTTTCAAATTTCACCTATGAATTTATTTGTGATGAACTAAAAAACCCGTTAGAGTTCTCAGTAAATAACTCTTGGCCTGCAACAACAAGAAGCTATCAATAATGTCCAATAATGAATTTCCATCGGTACAAACCGTAAACGAAAAAATTGAACAACTCGAACTTGACATTCAACGACTAAACTCGATTGTTAACGGAACTGGCACCGATACAATTCAGACCGATGGTCCTTTGGTTCCATCAGTAGCTAAACTGTTTGCTGACATAGAATTGACTGCGCCTTCAGGAGCTTCAACTGCGGGTAGAATAAAACCAGAGCCAGGTTCAGCGATGGTGTCAATCGGTCAGTCTTTGAGGCGAGGAAAAGGTCCAGTAAACGGAATCCCTCCGTCAATTGATTCTAGGACAAAAGCCTACAACCGATTAACTAGTACTATTGTTTCTTCAACGTTTGGCGCTGCGCCTTACGACGTAGGAGTTGTTAATCCGGGTCAGATAACAGCATCAACATTGAGTTCTCTAACCAGAACGCCTTGGTGTGATATTCCAAATTGGCAGGGCGGAACACCAATAGAAGCTTGGACTGAACCGGCTCGTGGTAATGGCACGTTCCAGACATATGAAAACATGTGGGAAAGACTGACCACAGACGTTCCAGCCGCACTAGCTTTGCTAGGCTTGACGAAGGTCGCTTTGATCGG